AATGTGTGTCCCACTGGGGAAGAACCCAGTCAGGGACTGGAAAGTACAGTGGGACAGCCTTCTGACGTGTCCCACTGCTGGGACGCTGTTGGGGCAGAACCGGGCTCACAGTGGGACAACACCTTGCCGTGTCCCACTGCTAATCCCAGTCATACCAATGAATCTGCCCCAGTGGGACAGGTTTTGGATGTATCCCCAAAGGGGGATGAGCGAACTGCGGCTGAGCTGGAGCAGCTGATGCAGGAAGCCGCACGGCTGTGGGACTGATGGGCCACTTCACCCCGCCTAACTTTTTCTTAGGGCTCATGCGGGTTGCCGCGTGGGTGTTTTGGAGAGATCCCGTGAAGTCGGAACCGCCCCAGCCGAAACGCCCCAGGAAGCCCACCCTGGGGTACAACGTCGGCGACATTCCCTACGAGCTGCTCGCCGTGGTGCGGGTCTCGTGGTTCCGCAAGGGCATGGCCTACGAGGTGGAGGAGTACCAGATCGAGGAGTCGGACGACGCCCCGAAACAGTTCGCCTACATCGTTGGGGCAGCACTCCGCCAAGGCGCTGATGTCTGCGTGCTCACGCAGTACGAGCCAGCTGCTCTTGGTGTGCAAGAGTAGAAGAGTTCCCGCTCTGCCTAGCATCGGGCCGACAGAGCCCAAGCCTCTGTACGCCCTTGAGGCGTCTCACGCTTGGGCCATCAAATTCGAGGGGTGCAGCTCGGTCGGGGCTGCATTAAACGCGACTCGCCCATAAACCTTTGTACGCCCCTCACCCCAAATCCACTGGTGCGACTAGCTTTTGTACCTAACTTAAAAACTTTTATGTAATGACCGATCGCGTACCAGATTTCGGGGAAATCGTGCTGCCGCCTGATGGCGCGGTGGAGCAGCTTGAGTCCGAGGAGCAGGAAGGTCCCAGCGACTTTGAGCTGTGCAAGGTCTATCGGGAGGCGTACTTCGCCCACCCGATCCGCCAAGGGCCGTATGCGCAGGCAGCGGGGCTTCGTGCTGTCCTGGCGCGTTACGGCAAATAGGTAGCCGGTGGTGGGTCCTCACGCGGTGTCCACCTTGTTTCCCGCAGCCGGCTGCTACTGGACCGCCTAGATCCCTCAAAAAAGGTCTAGGGCCAAAAGCGTAGCCAGCCCCAGCCCACCTTCGCGGTTGTGAAGAAAAGCGACAGCTCGGCCTTGCGCTTGGGAGGCTTGTGTGCAACACTAAGGGCAAGCCCGCCCCGGCGAGCCCTCCATTACTGATTAACAATGTACGAACCATTCCAAGCCAAAGTCTCCAACACAGACCTCAGCCCCTGGTACTACGCCGTCGGCTGGGCCAGGCACTCGCTCCAGTTGCAGATCACCCGTTACAAGGGGCTCGGTCTCAACACCAACTACGAGGAGAAGCAGGTGGCCCAGCTGCTGGAGCTGGAGCAATTCTTGAAAATGTCGTGGGATCAGTGGATGGAATCCCTGCTTCCCGGCGAAACTGCACAGGAGGTCAAGTGAGCCAGGTACAAAGCATTGAGGAGCTGCGATTTGAAGGCGACCATCTTGTTGTCGATGCCGTTGTTGACGACATGGTGGTGCGCTATGCGCAGACCGCCTTCGAGCCAGCGGAGTGGGGGCCTGCCCTGTGCCGAGGCACCCTCTACTTTTCAGATGAAGACTTGATTCCAGCGACAGATGCCGAACTCCGGGCCATGCTCACAGATCGGGTCGACGACTGGACTCCACTCGACACGTCTGATTGGGACGTCTGAAGCTCGTGACCTACGTAACCAGGACGACTATGACGACTGGGAAGTAGGTCTAGAGCCCATTCCGGGGGATACGCACTGGGTCCGGGTTCGCACCTTGACCCAGCTTTATCGCCACCTCATCTACGTGTTCGCCACCAGCGACACCATCAGCTCCACTCGACTTGCACAGCTGGCGATCCACGAGATTCTCAAGTTGAGACTCACGGATCTCACCCGAATACGCCAGCAAGATCCCAACTACTTCGCATGACTGACTGGTACGCCGACTACTACCGCCAATCGCGGGGTTACAACGACAACGACTTGCGCGAGCTGCGCAGTGTTCCACGCAAGCCCTCAACTGAGGTGCCCGACGTTTTTAAGCACAGGTTTGCTGATCCAGCTGAGTACGATGCCTGGGTCGAAGAGCGCCGCCGCGCCTACTTCGGCTGAACTCGATCCAACACGAATGACTGAAACTTCAATGGTGCCCTTCTACCGCTCCTACCTACTGGGCGGGAAGCTGGTGTACCTCGATAAGTTGTCCGAGCTGTCTGATAGCGAGCTGAACATGCTCAACATCGAGACCATGGCTTCCCTGGAGGAAGCACGGCGTGATTACGACGCCATCGAAAACAAGCAAAGCGAGGAGGGCGGTTCTGTCTACCGCCGCCTCAAGGTGGCCGGCTATTTCCAAGCTGCCATCAAACTGGAGCTTCAAAACTGACCATCCCCTACTACACTGCACCCGTTCTTACTCATGAGCATGTACGTCCTCTCTGAATCCCAGTTCGATCAAATCTCCAAAGCACTCGAAGCAGCACGCTTTGCTCTGGAAACGTCCCAGCACGTTCAGCTGGATCTGACTAAGCCCAAGCAGACCATTCCCCTGCCTGCTGGCGAGAAAATTGTCCGGGCAACGTCCGTACAAAAAGCCCAGTCTCAAAGTAAGACTCGTAAGTCCAGCCGCAAGGGCAAGCGTGGTGTGGCGGTGTTGAACGAGGGGCAGGTGTTGGAAATTAAGCGGCAGATCGCGTCTGGTGGGAAGTCCGTCGCAAAAATTGCTCGTGACTTTGGCGTTCATGTCACCACCATCAACTGCATCAAGTCCGGCAAGACTTGGAAGCATGTGGCGCTCCAGCAGCCCACCCCGGTTGTGGTGGCTGACTGATGGCGATCTTGTGTGATCATGAGATCCACAACCTGGCGCGGCGGGGCTTGGTCTCGCCGTTTCTCCAGGAGTTGGTAAATCCCGCCAGTCTCGATGTGAGACTCGGTGAGAATCTGCTGGTAGAAGAGCCGAAGGTTCCTGCCTTACTTCCTTTCAGCATTGCTGGGCATACGCAGGAAGATCCGTTCATGCTCCAGCCGCATGAGTTCGTGCTTGCGGAGACGTTGGAGGAGTTCGATCTCCCGGATTGTGTCGCTGGGCAGCTGGCGCTTAAGTCGAGTCGTGCCAGAGAAGGGATTGAGCATCTTCTTGCCGGGTACATCGACCCCGGTTACAAAGGGCGGCTAACGCTGGAACTGCAAAACGCTAGGTCCTTGCACGCTGTTCCGCTGTGGCCCGGTATGCGTATCGCGCAGATTGTGTTCCACAAAATGTCAATGTTGCCCGGTAAGAGTTACTCCGTGACTGGTCGCTATCAAGGTGACACTGCTGTTCAGGCTTCTAAAGGATGAGTAATTCAGTTGACCATCCCTCGCACTACACGGCGGGGAAGACTGAGGTGATTGAGGTGCTTGAGGATTGGGTGCGACATGCGCCTGATGCTCGTACTGGTTCGCTCCAGTGGCAGTGCCTTAAATATCTCAGTCGGATGTGGCTGAAGAAAGATCCGCTGGAGGATGCGATGAAGTGTCGCTGGTATCTGAACCGCTTGATTAACACCTTGGCAACGGAGCCCTATCAGAACCGATGAGGTACTGGTGGCGGATTGTCGCCAAGGCGTTGGGTGAGAAGGCGCACCAGCACAATCGGATTGCTGATCAGGTTGCACTGGTGCGTTTTTGCATCTTGCTGGCTTACATGACTACAAACATTTTCATTTGCGCAGGAGTTATTCGTCACTGGAATGGCTAACTATTGCACTCACAGTTTTCGCAGAATCATCAACACGTACAACTGGAGAAACGGGTCGACGATCCGCTCGTACCGCTTCCGTTGTAAGTGTTGTGGGTACAGGTGGAACGTTTATTACGACAAGAAACTCAAGCGGGAAGTTGTTCCAACGCACAAGTCGGACAACAAACCCCTGGAGACAAGAAAGCTGACTCCAGAAGAAGTCAAGTTGATCCTTACGGATCAGCGGGACAACGTAAAGCTGGCGCGGCTCTTAGGTGTTGTGCCCCAGTCGGTTAGTCAGATCAGGACAGGGCGGGCGTACAAAGATTTGTGGCCTGAGCTTCCACGCCGAGCTGCACAAGTTAAAGCTTCGGAACCTGTACCGACGATTCGTAGTACGAAAATTACGTGTCGGGATTGTGCGCACTGGTGGCAGAAGCGGTGCAGCTTGGATGTTCCAGAAGCTGGTGGGACTTTTGCCATCGAATGTTCCTTCTATCAAGTTGATGAGTAATGGCCATCACGATCAACAGCAGGGCGTGCCAAGGCTGTGGTACGCCGACGACAAACCCGGTGCTGTGCATGAAGTGTTATCGCACCAGTCCTGCTGGGCGAGAAGAGGAGCGGATGGAACGGCTGCGGCGGGGTTACAAGCCCCAGCCGGATGGCGGCCCATGCAAGAACTGCATCCACTGGAAGGCGCGGTG